TCCTGATATTCTTGAAGAATGTTCTATAGAACAATTAGATGAAAAGGAAGAATATCATAAACAACAATTTATAGATGAATTTGGATGGAAAATGGCTTTATTTTGTCATTTAATTGATGGAAAAGGTGGTTATAAAAGTCAAGAAACTAAAGATAAAATTAGTAAAGCTAATAAAGGTAAAAAACATTCCGTAGAAGCATGTTTAAAAAAATCAATATCTCTTATAGGAAGAATTGAATCTGAAGAAACTAAAAAATTAAAAAGTATAAGTAATATGGGTGTAAGTAGAGGTAAAGGTATTCCTAAAACTAAAGAACATTCTTTAAATATAAGTAAAAGTTTACGTAAACCTATTCTTCAATATGATTTAGAAGGAAATTTTATCAAGGAATGGGAAGGAAGAATTGAAATTAAAAATATATTAAATTTAGATGTAAATTCATGTATAAATAAAAAGACTAAAACATCAGGAGGATACATATGGAGAAAAAAAACAGACCCGCTTCTTCCGGGGTTTAATATAGGAACATTTTTGATAAAAAAAGATAAAGGAGTTAAAAAATCTATGTCTAAACAACATAAAGAAAATATAGGAAAAGCATTAAAAGGAAGAAAAATAACTTGGAATACTAAACCTTAAAAAAGATTTATGTGAGAGTGCGATTTAACTAAATCTTCATATATTTATATACATATAATATAAATTAACGTTATGGATAATACACAATTAACCTCAGTAAAAGTCGACAAAGACTTATTTGACAGTTTTAAAATTGAATGTGTTAAGAGAAAATTTTCATTAAATAAGCTTGTTAATCGAGCAATGGATTTATATCTTACATCAGAAGAATTTAGAAAATCAGTTACTAATCATACTAGTACAAAAATCAACGACTAAAAAAAAGTTATATGAATTCAAGTTTTGCTTATTTACCTCAAAATGAGAGGAAAAAGATCTTATTAATTTGTGATGATATAAGAGTACATTCAGGAGTAGCAACTGTTGCTCGTGAAATGGTTCTTAATACCGCTCAACATTTTAATTGGGCTCAAGTTGCAGGTGCAATTAATCATCCTGATAAAGGAAAAAGATTAGACATATCTGGAGACACTAATACTAACACAGGTTTAACAGACGCTTCTGTTATGATATATCCTGTAGATGGATATGGAGATGCCAATCTAATCAGACAGTTAATTCAAATGGAAAAACCAGATGCTATATTCTTGATCACTGATCCAAGATATTTTATGTGGTTATTTCAAATTGAAAACGAGATTAGAAGAAAAATACCTATTGTTTATCTAAACATTTGGGATGACTATCCTGCTCCAATGTATAACAGACCATACTATGAGGCATGTGATGCGTTGTTAGGAATTTCTAAACAAACAGTTAACATTAATAAATTAGTGTTAGGTGATAAGGCAAAAGATAAATTGATTAGTTATGTACTACATGGTCTAAATCATGATATTTTTAAACCATTAGATAAAAACGATCCTAATTTTAAAGCATTTAAACAAAATATGTTTAAAGGAAAAGAATTTGAATTTGTCATGTTCTTTAACTCTAGAAATATTCGTCGTAAACAAATTCCAGATACATTACTAGCATATAAATTATTTATTGATGGGTTATCTGAAGAACAAGCTAAAAAATGTGCTTTCCTATTACATACTCAAATAGTAGATGATAACGGAACAGATTTAGGAGCGGTATGTGAATTCTTATTTGACAACAATCCAAAATACAACATTATATTTTCACAACATCCTCTTGGACCAGAACAAATGAATTATCTCTATAATATGAGTGATGTTCAAATTCTATTAACAAGCAATGAAGGTTGGGGATTAAGTTTAACAGAAGCTATTTTAGCAGGAAATCCAATTATTGCAAATGTAACTGGTGGAATGCAAGACCAAATGCGTTTTGTTAGAAATGGAAAATGGATGGAAGTAGACGCTGATTTTCCTTCAAACCATAATGGTACAATTAAGGAACATGGTGAGTGGGCATTTCCAGTTTATCCAACTTCTCGTTCAATTCAAGGTTCACCTATCACACCTTATATTTGGGATGATAGATGTACAGCAGAAGAAGCAGCGTTACAAATTAAAGCAGTATATGACTTACCTAAAGAAGAACGTAGGGCAAGAGGTTTAAAAGGTAGAGAATGGGCTTTAAGTGATGAAGCAGGATTTACAGGTGAAAAAATGGGTAAACGAATTATCGAAAACTTAGACACCTTATTTACTACTTGGAAACCAAGAACAAAATTTGAACTTATTAATACTAAAAATACAGAAAAAAGAGTTTTAAATCATAAATTAGTTTATTAATATGGAGAATAGACTTGATGAATCAAGATTAATAGAAATATTATTTTTAGAAGATTGTAAACTTTTAAAAAATGGAACTTTATTAGAATATTACGAAAGAGCAAATACTCAATTATATGAATTTTTAAACCCAGATTTAGCATATCCATATGAAGAAGTTAATATGAATGATGGGCAAAAAATGTTTAAAATTAAATACGAAAATGATCCAACATTTGTTATAACTTTAAAACGTGGAGGTTTAAATAACAATTATTATTGGGTATTAGATTTTTATTTTCCTGAAACTGAAAAAGGGTATTCTAGAGATTTAGGATTAAAAGGAGAAAACTATTTAGATACTTTATCTAAAGTTTTACAAGATGAAATTTTACCATATATAGAAAAACATGAATACAATACTTTAGCCTTCAGACCTTATCAAAATGATAATGCTGGTGAAACTAGAAAAAAAGTATTTAAAAAAATAATAGATAAATTTTTACCTAAAGATAAATTTAATTTTGAAGAAAAAAATAATACATTTATAATAACAAAAAAATCATGAGTGGAAAAAATAGTTGTGTAATCTACGCACCAGTAGATACACTTTCAGGTTACGGATCTCGATCTCGAGACACAGTCAAATCAATCATTGACTTAAAAAAAGATGAATGGGATATTAAAATCATTCCTTGTGCTTGGGGAAATACTCCAACTGGATTTATTCAAGAAAATCCTGAGTGGCATTTTTTAGCTCCATACTTTATTAATGGTCAACTTACTCAACAACCAGATATTTTTGTTTGGATTACTATTCCAACTGAATTTCAAAAAGTAGGAAAATACAATATAGGAATTACAGCAGGTCTAGAAACAGACATGGTACCAGGTGACTGGATTGAAGGATGTAACAGAATGGATATGGTACTTGTATCATCAGAACATTCTAAGAAAGCGTTTATGGATTCTAAATTCCAGAAACAAAATCCTCAAACTCAACAAGTTGAAGGAACAGTTGAAATTAAAGTACCTATTGAAGTTATTTTTGAAGGTGTTGATACAAACATTTATAAGTATTTAGATACACCAAATAAAGAAATTGGAGCACTAAATACAATTCCTGAAGATTTTTGTTATCTGTTTGTAGGCCACTGGCTACAAGGAGACTTAAGCGAGGATAGAAAAAATGTAGGTCTGTTAATTAAAGCGTTTTTTGAGTTATTTAAAAACAAGAAAAATAAACCAGCATTAATTTTAAAAACTAGTATTATAGGACCTAGTTATATGGATCGAGATGAAATTCTGAAACGTATTCAAATGATTAGAAGTACTTGTACTACAACTGATCTACCAAACATATATCTATTACATGGTGAGTTCTCAGATGAGGAAATGAATGATATCTATAATCACCCAAAAGTTAAAGCAATGGTATCATTAACTAAAGGTGAAGGATTTGGAAGACCATTACTTGAATTTACTCAAAGTAAAAAACCAATCATTTGTTCTAACTGGAGTGGTCCTGTAGATTTCTTGAATCCTGAATTTGTAAGTATGGTTAATGGAACATTAGAAAATGTTCATCCAAGTGCTGCTAATCAATGGTTACTAAAAGAATTTAAATGGTTCAAACCAGATACAGGTCAAGTAGGACACTATCTAAAAGATATGTTTGAAAACTATAAAAACTATATTGATGGAGGAAAACGTCAAGCATATCATGCTAAAACAAATTTCAGTTTTGAAAAAATGACTGAGAAAATGGATGAGTATTTAAAACGTATTCCTGAAATACCAAAACAAGTAGCATTAAAATTACCTCAATTAAAGAAAATCGAATTACCTAAATTACAAAAAGTTTAACAAAATGGATAACTTAATTATATGCTCACACTGTGGCTCAGATGCTTGTTATGTACAAGAAAACTCCCCCGAAATAAAAACATATTCATGTTTCGGATGTGGATTTACAACAAACACATTAATGCGAGAAGGGGAAGAATTCTATAAACAACAAATGGAAGTACTTCCTGAACTCTATAAAGATGTAATGTTTAAGGATGAAACCGAAACAATTTGGATGCCTACAACTATCAACTTACCTCAACAAGGTATGGTATTTTATAATGGTACCTCTAAAGAAAATGCTAAATGGTCTGCTGTAAAAGCAGTTAAAGTAAAAGAAGAGGAAAAAGAAAAATATCCAATCAAAGGCAAACCAGGAGAATTTTATGAATATAGAATGGATATGAGTACTATTCAATCTTTTGAAATGAAAGAATTTATGGAAGCACTTTCTTTTATAGGAGTTTTACCAGAATAATTTGGCAAACAAAAAAAGGTTTTATATATTAATATTATATGAAAATTAGTTACGCTATAACAGTTTGTAATGAGTTAGAAGAAATTCAACGTTTACTTAATCTTTTAATTAATACTAAACGTAAAGAAGATGAAATAGTAATATTACTTGATTCAGTTAATGGGACTAAAGAAGTTAAAGAATACCTAAGATCTATAGAACCAGGTATAACTTATGATCCATTATCTGAATATGATTTAAGATGGTATTGTTATAATTTTGATAATGATTT